CAGAGTTTTATCACAATCAGCTCCATTAAGAGCTTCCTTAGTACTATCCCATGAGTTTAACAACATACATGTGTTTATATATCTATACCAATAAGTCATATCAGGAGTCCCTACTATCTTAAGCTTACGTACATTGTATTTGCTTGTCATAGGTGCTCTGAAGCAGCAGACCTCGCTGACTTCTCGATCAAGCCAATGTTTATGCCAGCATTCCCCAGCATGGAGTAATCCTGTGACCGGTAAACCAAAGATACTCTGCATCAAGCTATACGGATCCCCTCCGATGATGGCAAAGTTACCCCTTACTTTAAGAACCCCTATCTTAGCCTGTCTGATTTTTTTCTTTATCATATTGTAAATTCTGTCTCTGATGTAAGGATCATGAATCATCTGTGGCTCAATCATGAGAGCGTTGATATATGGCTCTTCATCAATATAGGAATCTTCTGTAAGATTTGTTCCTCTCAGAAATAGGAGTGACTTCCTGTAGTCTAATCCAAGGATTTCTTGAATTTCTTCTACTGTGGGACGGACCAATTCAGTTACTTCTTCCGGTGTAAGGTGGTAATTCTGCAAGAACTGGTAATTTGTGCTTCTGTACTCATCAAGTCTTGCAGGAGCAGTCTTGGCTATAGATATCTGATAATGATATTTTTTTACATTGGACCAGTAATCTTCGAAAGAAGAGTAGGAATCCCATAATTTAAGCATAGAAGTAGTAATAATCAGTTCAGACTCTCTGATATCTCTCATATCTCCCCAGGCATCTTTTATATAGAAGTTTTTCGCTATAGATTCCCCAAAAGCTAAGTAATCCATTGTGAAAACCATGCCCTTTGTCCATGGAAGTCCTCTGAGATTACAGCCAGATAAAAAATCTTCTTCTTCGTCAAGCTCTCTTGCCCAACGGTAAGAGAGTGATGGAAGCATGATTCCGTAACCGTCTGATTCCGTAAGCTCTATTTCTTGATCCTTGAGGAACTCTACTATTGGTTCATCAGACTGAGAGTCATCTACACGAATAATGTCTTCTGTGAAATGAGTAATGCAGTCAGGAACGACTATGATCCCTTTTGGCATACTTACTGGAATACTACCGGAACAGATCAGTGCCTGGTACGCTTCAAGTTTAGCTGGCACAAATTTTTGTTCTAGGTTCCTGCCGCAACAGAGACGCTCATAGAGCTGGGGATATAGCCTTTCAGAGACATAAACAATAGTAGAATTCTTTATGCCCCCGTTAGTGCCTAGGAGTCTGTGATATTTTATTCCATTGATAGAAAAGCCTTTATTGGCTCTGTTATAATCAGACATTTTATCAATGATCAGACACATGTAATCTGGAACAAATTGAAGATTATAGAATCTTTTATAGAGATTTGCTATGAGAGTATCTTTCTTAGAAGAATCAGATTTTTTGAGACGCTTGATTTCTTTCTTTATATAAGAAGCTTCTTCTTCTCTGGCTTCACTGGTGTCTCCGTTGAGTTCATCAATGAATCTGAGAATCTGGCTATCAGACAGAGAAATAATGTCTTCTGTGTTTAGAGCTTCCTCTAATGGATATTCTAGCTTCCAGCGTGATCTGCGAAGACGTTCACTGTGGAGCTTGAATAAGTATCTTTTACATTTTTTCTGCTTTGCTATTGTAATCATTCCTTTCTTTGGTAGCGAGCTATGAGGGTCTTACTTTCTTTCTCTCACTCGCTTCGCTCATTCGTTCAATCAGTTCGAGTTGGATTTATTACACCTGTAAAAAACAACAATTATTATTTATATAAAAAATAATTACTATATTTTTTTGGTGTAACAAAAAACAATCAACGTCTGAACGCAAAATTTTTTCAGAAGCAGCTGCTTTAGGCGAGGCGCTTAACCGCCGAGTGTAGAAAGTAGCGCTGAAAAAACTTTCATGTGTTCAGACCTCAGGCTTCGCCTTTCGCTCTATTGCAACCTGACAGCGGTGTCAATTATTGAATTCATTCTCTTATTATTCAGTGCATCACATTTGGAACTTGCATCTTTCAACTTTTGTATTATTAAATTGTTTAGAGCATGAGGATCTGATAATGGAAGAGTATTAAACTGCTTAATCTCAGTAAATACGTAACATTTTGTATATCTTTTTACTCCTAGCGGCTCCAATTTTTTAAGAATAAAATCAGTGTATTCTTTTGCTTTGGAACTATGTAAGATAGACCATTCATCTTTATATGAAGTTTGTGCCAAAGCTTGAGCTTTTACATCTTCCATGTAGTCTATTGGAATGTCTACTGGTTTGTGTCCTTCTTTGAATGTATAGGCATAGTCCATATGATATGAAATACAACCTTTCTCTTCAAATTTCCTCAAATTTATATATAATATTTGTGCAATGATACAATTTATTTTTTTATGAAAATATCTATAAGAAGAAAGAGAGAGTTCTGTTGCATTCACACAATCTAAAAAATATTTTGGTCTCGTGAATCTGTCACTCGTAAACCCTAAGAGTTCATAAAGGTCTGTTACGGAATATTTCTTATTGAGTTCCAGATGCTGTAAGTTTGCATAGATTGCTGAGTTATATTTTCCATGTGGACAATACTCTTTTTGTTTACGTTTAGGTTTAGTCTTAGGTTCTTTATATATTTCGTCAATGATCAATTTGTGGGTACCTGTAATTTTTTTCCATGAGAAATATAATTTGAATTTTTCCTGCTGTAGAACATAGCCTTTTCCGGCAGGCATCTTCTGACCAGTAAGAGCTACTGACAGTTCCTGCATATTTTTAAATTCTTGGCCTGGTAAAATTTTTGTGGTGTCAATCAACTTTCTTACCCCCTATATAATGGTTTTATTTGAGTATATGGATCAAATTTCTTTTGTAAGAGGCTCACTGTAAAGTTGTAAGCCTCTCACTGTAGAATCAAAATTTACTTGCATATTTCATAATACTGAGCAGACAGCTTTTCGATGTCTGGACCGAAGATTACACATGCTATTTCAGCTAGATCATTGAACATACCAATGTGCTCTATGTAATCTAAACGGTTCTGTAGCTTAGGCTTATGTGTCTCATTGTAATGTTCAAGCTGTACTTTAGTATTCATATGAAACTTGTTGTCGAATTCTCTGTAGAGGAATGGCCAACGTGTATGAGGACTTCCTCCGAAACGTACAATTCTATTGAGGATCTGACGTTTATCTGCTAATGGAATGTCTGATGTAAGATTACGAATGATGTCTTCCTGATGTGAAATAGTGTGATTCTGCTGCTGAATTGTATTGTTCTGTTGCTGGATAGTATCAAGAGTAGTTTTAAAAAGAAGTCGAGTGTTCTGATCCGCAAATGGAAGATAGGTGTCTAGGAAAAGATCGGACTGTGATGGGTTAACGTAGCCCCCTGTCTTACGGATGGATGGGAGCACTTCTGAAGTAACCCAGTGTTTGAAGTCTTTCGCTGATGGAAGTTTGCTACTGAGGATGAGAGAGTAGAGACCGGATTCGTTGATAATGGTCATTTGCTGTGTTCCGGAAGGTGTTGCCATTTTAGCAACACCTCTATCTTCATTCTCAATCTTCTTTGAAATTGCACTTCTAGGATCAGAATAACCTAGAGCTTCTGCTACATCTTTACCTACAAACCACACTTCGTTATCAATTTCTACTGTTCTGACAGTGCCAAATTGTGGGTGAGTGAACACTGTTGGGGGTTCTGATACTGATTTTTCTTCTGTAAAAGTAGCAATATTATTATTTACAAACCAGTTTACTGGCTTCTTGTCAGGTGCCAACTGTTCGAATCCAGAGAAATTGATAATAATATGTTTATGGCCATCTAGGATGATATGATCTATATTTTCCGGTGAAACATGGTATTTTATAGCTTTCCATGTGTCTTTGTATCCACAAATGGCTGCTACATCTTTGCCTACGAACCATGTGGTTCCTTCAATGATAGAGTATCTGAGAGGGATTGAAATTGAATCATTAGTGTGGTATAGTAATGTGTGGGTATTAGTAAAAGTCTTCATATAAAACGCTCCTTATGATTTATAAACTTGTTTACAGGTTAAAGCTTCAAGCTCATCATAGTCATACTCAGTTAAGTGGGAATCTGTAGTATTGATCAGGAATTCGTTGGGTTCGAAAGATGAGAGAAGTGAGTCTAAGAGTAGAAGAGTGTTTTGTACACCTAGATTGTAGCCTTTTACTGCATCTGGAGGTGCAGTAGATAAAATAGCTGATCTGTGGGAATCTAGCTGTTTCTGAAGTTCTTGGGTAAGATTGATACCTAAAAAAGTAATGTCGTTCATATGTGCCTCCTGTGATTTCTATCCCATTCGGGATAAGTGTATTATAGCACTGACCATGAAAAATGTCAACAGAATTTTACAAACTTGTTTAGAAAAATAAAAACAGGTGAATCAGGAAAACATATATAATAAGGAAGAAACTCTGATCTGAAAATCGAGTGAGAGAGATGTGATGATCGGAGAATCTGGGAACATGGATCCGAAATCTGAACTTGGTGTCAAAAAAGCTCTGCATCCCCTGGAAACACTGCATTTTTGCGGCTCTCAGGGCATAAGTACCCCCGGTTTAAAACGTGCGAAAATGCTTATTTTCAAACCTTTAGTGGGCAAATATGAACAATTTGGACTGATTTTGGTTGTTCCTGACTGAAGTAGTAGGAATGCTAGGATTTACACAATAGTAAGATGTATCGTTTTACAGATGCCCTGTTTTCAAGGCTTTAAAGTGCTAAAGTGGATAGCCCTAGTATACTTTAATAAATCAGTGTGTAGCATTCGTACCGTAGCAAAATTTTATAGTATTGAAATTTTACAATTGAAAAATTTTACAGTGATAACACTACAGAATTTTACAGTACTAAAGTAATCAGAGTATTCAGTCAATATAACGAATTGTATTGAATTGTGTCTGTTTTCTCTGCTCGAGCCATAGTGTTTTTAAGATTGTGAATACAATTTTGCTTTAAAATTCAATGTTTCAGACAATTGTTTTCTTATGCACTGAATTATCTAATAATTTTTACTAGAAGTTTAATTGTATATACAACTCAACAAATTGAATAGAAAAGAGGCTATGATTTATGTCAAATTATGAATATAACAAGAAATATGTAAAAGAGTGGGATAAAAAGAACTTAAAACGTATAGGTGTCGCATTGCGTATTGACGAATACGAAAAACTCAAACAATATTGCGATTCTAACAATATTGCAGTAGCAACTTTCATTAAATCACGTATTGCAGATATAATTGATTAAACTTTACTAATTAACACTCTATTCTGAATATTTAAACTATTCTAAATATTTAATCTATTCTGAATATTCCAACAACTATGTATTACACTCTGTATGCAATCTGTCTGATCTTGACGACCTTTATTTTTCGCTTTAATAGGAAGTAATTTTTCACGAAAAAACTTTTTTTCATGCAATTTTTCCAGTGTTTATGCGGGTTTGCGGGCTTTTGTAAACGTGTAAATAAAAATATTTTCAAAAAAAGTATTGACAACCTACTGTGACAGTAGTATGATAAGCGTGTCGATAAGGAAAGGCGGTTGACAAGTTCAAACAGTGGTTCTGGAATCCACAGAAAAATTCCTAAAGTAGCAAATAAAACTTTTTCAAAAAAGTTTTAAAAAGTACTTGACACAACCAAACAGTTGTGGTAAAGTACAATCATCAACAAGAGCACAACTTGTTGAGTAACAAAAAAGCCCTTGCGCTAACAAGGGCAGAGATAACTGAATAGGAGGTGATTACATGAACCTTAAAGGTTTTGACGTTCCAGATGGGTTCATGGGATGGGTGGACTCTATCCAGCGGTATATGCTTTTTGCTTCATACCGTGACTATAGAGAATACCTTGAGCCATAGGGGGCTTTTGCCCCCTAAACCCTAAACAGTTATTGTAACTATTATACCATATTGCCTTGCATGATGCAAGAGTACGTTCCTTGAAATCATATATAGTTAGTGCGTCTACACCTTGATGGGTAGCTTGCCACGTCCAAACTTTCACCTTGATGGGATTGTCTGGAATCTCTAGTAATAGAGCGCAAGAGTGCTGTCTATATTACATATGCTTATTAACAGTCTACGGACTAACTATATATTTTTTTAAGTGATAAACAATAAAATAAATCCACAGGAGGAAATTATTATGTCAAACAAAACTTTTAAAATTACAATCACAGGAAAGAATGAGAAAGAGTTATTTGCACCAAAACAGGTTGTCAATGTACAGCGGTTTGGTGAAGATGTACAGTTAGAATACGACAGACAGCACTATTTACAGTTGTCTGATAAATATTCTAAAGCTGTTGCATCAAGAACAAAAGCCCTTGAAAAGGGTGAAGTATCTAAGGCTAAAAAAGCTGACCTTGACGCTAAAGTTGAGTCTGCTAAAGAAGCACTTGACACTTTCAAATCAGAGCTTGTTGAAAGATATTCAGAGGACAGTTTCTGCCCTAAGCCTACTAGCAATCGCATTGCTTCCGTCTATGTATGGGCTTACTTCCAGACAGGCGGTACATTCACACTGACAGGCTTTCATTCACTCTATGTCAATGCTAAAGACTATCAGGCTACTTACAATGACGTTGAGTCATTCGACGCTGATAGACAGCGTGATTTCAAATATGTGAAAGAACTCTGTAAAGACATCATGTCACCAGTATTCAATACTGCCAATGACGGTACAGATGATTCCATGTATAAAAACTTCACATTAGGTGCTACACCAGCATGGGTTGCTAACAACTTGTGTGCATTCATCTGGGGTAAATTACAGGCAGGCTCTAAGGGCTTAAAGCGTAACTATGGTAAAGAAGTCGAAGCATCCAGACAGCTGATTCTGTCTTATCTTGAATACTTAGGTATTCCAGTAGATGACGCTATCAAAGTATCAGCAGAGGAATCTATGGAGACTCGTATGGCTTAATCGTACTGATATGCTCTGCCTATGACTTCGGTCGTAGGTAGTCATATCAATATGATAGGAGGAATTAACTATGAAACCATGTTCACAGGTCAGAGGTTTTGGCACTAACTTTCACAACTATGTGTTACCTCTTTACAGCCTTTTTGGTAATGTCAATGGCACACTTTACGTGTGTATTAGACCACATTACAGAGTGTCACGGCTCAAAGTCTGGAATGGCTACAGATGGGTAGACACCACTACTAAAGACCATCCAGATATTAGACATTTCATTATAGCTTTCATGAACTCTGCTGATTTTATCAGTGAAGAACCTGTAAAATGTCGTAGAGATACTAGAGCTATAGCTTCCATGCTTCCACGTGAGAAGAAGCATCCACAACCTATGTATGGCTCAAAAAGCGGCTGTTACTCACAGGCACGAGTTGACGGTCAGGGCTATAACATCTCATGGGAAGAAGATTCCAAACCTGTATTCGGTCATGGTTTACCTGTCAAGTATTCCGAAGGTCACAGATTACCGCCGGTGGGCTTTAATAGCTTCGAAGGTTACACCGACACGCCAGAAGCACGTCGTAGAGATGGCATGAAGATTAAACAGATTAAGTGCAGACCGGGCAAGGTCTATGTTGTTGAAACACAAGCAAAAAAATAATATGAGTTATGCCTCTCTAAAAGGCAGGAGGAAAATACTATGAAAACAACAATGGAAATATACCCAGGAAATCGTGTAGAAAAGTTGTCAAAGAAGCAGCGAAGAATTAAGAAATCTATTTCTACCTATGCAAGAAAGCTTCATGCAAGTGAAGTGAAAATTGTGTTCTACTGGAACGAATACATAGGCTATTATGCCTATGCTTGGGCAAAGTGCTCAGATGGAACAATGCAAATTAGCTGTGCAAGTTTGCACAATTACAAAGTTCAATAAATAGGAGGAAAATATGATTAATTTAGAAAAGAAAACAAGGGAAATTGGAACTGTCAATTTTGTTGCATTCAGCAACAACGTAGTAGTAGTGAACACAACTCCACATCCTGTAACAATACAGGACATGGATGGCACACTAATCACCGTGCCTACTTCTGTGCTGATCAATGCCAAGGCAGAAGAGCGAAAAGTTTCTGATCTGTTTGTCCGGACAGAGTTCGTAGGAACAGAAGAAGGTAAAGAAACAATAGAGAGAATCAAGTCTGTCTACAACAGACAGTTCTCCAATGGAACCCTTGTGATTGTCGGTAGTATTATAGCTGCACAGGCATACCCTGGAGAAGTAGCAGCTATGACACCTGTAGAAGGATTTGAGCGTGTAGCACCAGACCAGAAGAGAATGCGTTGTGACAAGTTCACAACTTTCGCATAAGGAGGGTAATCATGCAGAATTATAAAACCAGAATCGCACAAGCAAAATCAAGTTTCGAACTTTCCTGTATCTGGGAAGAAGTTCGCAACGCATATTGGCACAAAAAGACAATCAGCAAAGAAATGTATGAGAAACGTTCTGCTGAAATTGCAGCTAGGAGGAAATCATTATGAACAAGGCAGACAAAGTAAAACAAAAATTAATCAAGGAAGTAGTAATTCCTTCATTATTAGGAGTGTTAATAGCACTCCTTTTTTTATTGGCTGTAGTAAAACCTACAGGAGCTACAGAAGACAGTACCCGTCCAATGACAGGCACTGTCTATTTTGTTTCAGGGAGAAGTGTCTCAATAGTTTCTCCTGATAAGCGCACTTGGAGTTACAAAGGAAAAGGCTTCACAGTAGGTGACACAGTATCTTGTGTTGTGTCTAATAATGGCACATCCAAAACAGTAGATGATTATATCAAATCGGCTGTTGTGAGCGAAGGACAACCAATAGAAATAGAAGCAGCTGAAGAAGGGGCTTTAGCCCACTTCGCAAGCGAAACATGGTATTTAGAAAGAAGGTATTAATATGAACTTAGAAGTATTATATAAACAGTTCTCTGGCAATGATTCATTCAAAACACCAGAGGACAGAAAGTCAGTGTATCTTGAGTCATTAGAGAAAATGTATCCAGGAATTCTTTGTTCCATTGGTCAGTGTATGGAAGTGAAATTAACAGGTGAACCTTATGAAGATGAAGGATTCTACACAACAGAAATGAGAAAATCAGATTATCCATGGTGGATAGTGACTACTTCTGTCGGAGACGAAGGAGCAATAACTTTATTCTATCCAGGAGCAATGGAACGCTTGGCAATGGTACTAGGCGAAAGTTACTATGTAGGATGTGCTGGAGATGATCGAGCAATATTAATCGGTGAAAGTTTTATGTCTTTGGAAAGATTCCAAAATCTCTGTCAGAGAAAATATCAAGGCAAAGGATATTTTTACAATGCTGAAACAGGAATCTTTTCACTTGCACAAGGGAACTAGATAATTTATAATCTCTGTAGGAGGTATAAACCTATGCAGAGAATTATTAATCCAGCCTTAGCCAAGGCAAACATGAGCAAAACGGAACTTGGTGCTCGTTTGGGAGTAACTCAACAGAATATATCTAAAAGAATCCAGAGAGGCAAATTCACTCTTGATGAACTTCAAGAAATAGCTCGTTGTATGGGAGCAGAATTTAACTGTTCCTTTGATTTCCCAGATGGAACTAAAATAGGGACAAAAGGAGAGTGATATATGTATTACGTTAGTATATTACATAGAGTACCGTATACTACTGTAGAATACACAACGGAAACTTACTTTATAGATGAAGTAGCAGCGGACAATTGGATTGATAAAATTTTTATGCCGCATGAATTTCATCCAGACTTGTGTACTATAGTAGACAGAGGACCAGCCTCATGGTCTAAAATAGGAGTGCTTTGCGCAGACTAAGACATCTCGAAAGAGGTGTCTTTTTTATTGGAGAAAAGAAATGGCAGTATCAGAAGCTCAGAAGAGAGCAAGTAAAAAATATTTCGATAATAACTACAGACAAGTGAAACTGTCAATGCCTATTAAAGAAGCGGAAGCTCTTGAAGCATATTGCGAAGAACATGGATATTCCAAAGCAGGACTCATCCGGGCATTGATTAGAGAAAAATTGGAGGAATCATCATGACAATTAAATATACAACCGTTCGACTGCAACGGAAAGAGGCTCTTTTGGGTTACACAGTACCTAAAGGAGCCTTATTTATTAGAGGCAACGGTCTCCAGTTTATCTGCACAGAGAGACCTAAAGATCCTATGAATATTTCTGTGTTAATGTTTCAGAATGGAAACTGGCACAGAATTTCAGTGTCTGTTATGTATAGCTATCTTGCAAGAGAGATAGTGAATTTTATCTAAAGGAGGAGTTCTGCTATGAATAATGTCTACACTATTCAAGAGATTATGACTTTGAAATTCTGTGAGTTGTCCAATGTAGTGTATGAAGCTATCTTAGCAGAACTCACAAGGCAATATGAAGATATGATTGATAGACTGTTGCCTATCTTTGATAAGGCACCTGTATATCAGTTAGACCAATATGTAGATATCTATAAATTTATTATTGTTATATAGAAAGGAAAATCATTATGAAGAAATTATTATTTATCTTAGTAGCATTATTAGCAGTAGCAACACCTGTAACAGCAGCAGATTTCACAGATGGTACAGAAAGCGAAATCCTAGACATTCCTGGATTACAGACAATGGATGGTTATTATCCTCTGACAGGAATTGTAACAGAAGTAGAGTCTGTTGACTCAGAAACAGATCTGATTACTATTACATGTGCCAATGGAAACATGTTCTCTTGGTATTCAGATGCTAGTGACTGTTGGGAACTCTATGACCTTGCATCCTGTATTATGGATGCAAATGATACCAAGTATGTCTATGATGACGAAGTTGTGTTAGCTCATTATGCAGGTGGACTTAAACATTTCGTACA